AAATCTTGAGATGAACCTGATTGATCTGTATACCAGTCTCCTCCGTCTGTAGTCCAAGCATTTGAACCAGATTCGCTTCTCCAACCCCATGAAACACCATTTGTAGTTTGTGGAACATCACTTACTCTACCAGTTCCCATATCCCAAGCTCCAGATATAGGATATGCTTCTAGGGTATAGTTTAATGGCGCGTTTTCAGCGTATGCCATGTATAATTTCAAGTTTGTTTGGAATGCCGCGTCGCCTATTGTATTGTTAACTACATTGTTTATATCCGTTGTTTTGAATTGAACTAACGCACGTGTAACAGCAGGCAAGTCACCTTGAGCAGATGACTGAACATTAATTCCATTATAATTTGAAATATCTAAAATCTCATCTAAACCTGTATTTTGAGCAGGAAATTTAGATTGGATAAAAGCATCTTTTTCGGGAAATATTTTGTATACTGCCATGTTATTAGTTTGTTACTATTCGTCCTTTAATATCAGTGTCTGGGTATCTTAATTCAAATATTGAAGGGTCTAAAGATGGGTATAAAATCTCGTTTATGGTTGATCCTTTTATATCGTAAGCATATTTTGAATAACCTAAAGATTCTCCTACTTTATTTACAATTTGTAGTTTTTTAACTGTTTGAACACCCTCTACATTATCAATTACGTTACGAACGTTATTTAATAAGATAGGTTGGTTGATTTGCCACTTATCAATATCAAAATAAGTTTTAAGGGCATCTATACAGTTATTAATAATTAATCTATTATTATAGTTAGGTTGAATTATAATATCAAATTCAACTCCAATATTAATTACAAATGCATCTTTTATTCTAAGAGCATCTGTTAACATTCTATATTCGTTTAAGAATGTTTTTAAGTTTTCCTTTAAAGCAGGATCAGCTACTACAAGATTACCTTGAGAATTACTTGATAAAATATACATTGCTAAAGCATTTGTATCATATCTTTCCTCTTGTGATCTATCTCTTCTACCATTCTCTTGTGAAACATATACTTTAGTTACTTTACCAAATTTAGAAGGTAAAGATAAACTTCTAATAGCATAGTCGTCTTTAGTTACAGTACGTAACTGGGTAGGGTATTGAGCTATTGCTTTACGTCTAATATCTTCATTTGTATCTCCATCTCCACCTCCAATAGCAGGTTTAGTGTTTGTAAACGCTAAAGAATTTCTAACTGTAGATTGTAGTGTAGAATCTAAGCTTGAACCAAAGAACGTTACTGTACCAGAAGATAAAATTGTTAATGATTGAGCTGTAACGTTTGAGGTAGCTCCTCCTCCTACAAGATATTCTACAGTTAAAGTAGTATTTGAAGGTGCAATGCCATAAGTTTTAGTATATAAGAAGTTAGCTGGATCCCAGGCTGTGGTTAATTTATCCGTGCCATAAGGTAATCCTAATCCTATATTATCTGAATTTGGGGTAATGATTTCATCTGGGTTTGAAGAAACACCTGGTCCAAATTGTATTTCAAGTTTATTGTTTGATTTAAAACGTTTTGTAAATCTACGAGGTGCTTTTTTAATTTTTAAAAGATAAGGTGTAGTTCCATTATATTGATATAGTTGTGGATCGTTTGCTGCTGTGTTAGTAACAGGATCAAAAATGGTTTCTTGGGCTAAGTATGGCACTTCATACCATCTATTCCCATCACTATCTGTTGTTTTTACAATTTCAATTACATTAGTATCTTCGATTTCTACAGTAGAGAATCTTTGTGGAGTTGTAAATGTAAATGTTTTTGTTTTAAGTGTACCTGCTGTTGCTTTAGCTTTTTTCTTTAATAGATAAAAATTAGGTTGGTTAGCACCATCAATAGAATAAACAGATACCTCAGTTGGATCTGCACTTCCAGATATTGTAAAATCTACTTTATTTTCTATATAAAAGAAAACACTTGTATTGTTAGAAGATTGTAACTGTGCACCTTCAGATAATATCATTGCATAGTTCCAGTCTGGTTGGACTGAACCTCCGGCTGTAGTAGCAGGTAATGTTTGGTATATATCTACATCAACTGTAGAAGCATTTGTTACTTGAGGGAAATAACCGTGGTTATAAGCTAAAGAAAGTAAGTTGTTTCTTTGTTTAGCATACTCCAAAAAGTTTTCTTGAATTTGATTATCACCATAATATGCTAAAACATCACCTACATATGAGGCCATTTCAATTAACATCAAACCAGCGGATGTCTCTGAAAAGTCATTGTAAGTTTCAGGGTAATAAACTTGAGCGAATTCAAGTAATTTTTGCTTGAATCCGTCGAAATCTTTATTTAAATATTGTATTTGTTTAGACTCCGCCATTGTTGAGGTTTATTTGTAATTCGTCTTCAATATTTGTATTGACTACAGTATATTTTAAATATATAGTAATAGTTTTAGAATCAGGTTCTAATTCTACATTTAAACTTTCTATTTGAACAGTAGGAAAATATAGATCAACACCACCATAAATAAGATTTTCAATCTCGTCTATTCTTTCTTCTGTTATTTGATTAAATAAAACCCCAGGTTCTCCAATTGGATCTTCTAAAGAAGGAGCTAAACCTAATAACCCGGCTCCAAAACCAGGATTCATTACTCTTTCTCTTTTTCCTGTTAAAATAAAATTTAAAAGGTTTGATTTTATAGCGTCTTGAGTTGTGTAGGTTGTATTAACACCTGTAGGACCATTAAAGGGTACAGATATTCCTACTCCCGTTGAAGGGTTAAGATCTAAAACATCAATATTTTTAAATATGTAAGCCACTATATTTTACCTTGTTCTTTCATTTTACCCATTAGCCCCGAAAAATCTGGTACGGCATCAATGGATATTTGATTTATATCTGAAGTTTTGGGTTGTGATGCCATCATTTCATCTACAGATTTTACTACTTTAGTTTCACCTCCAGGCATCCCACCTTGAAAACCAACAGCGTCTTGTGCACTATATCCACCACCATTAATATTTCTCCACCCACCTTCAGCATGTGTTTGATTTAGGATACTAGCTATAGCACCTGCTCCTTCAAATAAAGGTTGGGTTGGTTGTTGTGGTTGTGGTTCTTCAGTTAATTCAGATAATGAAGGTCTTTGTGTTTTTTGTTCTACAACTGGCTTCTGAACTACTTTTGTTTCAGTAACAGGAGTACTCATAATTAAAGAAAGTTCTTCCTTAATTACATCTCTTACTTCTTCTCGAATAATTTTTCTAAAAGCTTCTATTTTCATGATTATAAATATTTATATATTACTCTTTTTCTTTACCTCGTTTACGTTTTACTTTAACTTTAGTACCATCTATTTTAATTCGGTATTCTTCTCTAATATCGTCATTAGAAATACCATATTCTACTTCTGTTTCGGTATACTTTTGTCTTAAAAGTAATTTAATCCATTTTGGAAGTTCTTGTTTTTCTATTTTATTAAAGTATTTCTCAAATGAAGGTAATATTTTTCTAGCTATACCTGGTGTTCTAGCTACCATTCTATCGTAATCGGCTTTAGCTTTTTCTTTTAACCCATTATACCACTGATCTGTTTTGTTTTGAACCTCTTTTATTTTATCAGGGTTAGGATCCATTTCACTTAAAATAGATTCTTTTAAATTTGCTATAAGTTCATCTTCAGATAACTCTTCTACTCCAGGTTGGCTTAAAATTTGGGATAATTGATTTGAAGATGCTCCACTTAATACAGAATATGTATTTGATATTTTAGCTAAGGAAGGATTTGATTGAATAAATTCATTTAAAGGTTCTCTAACTAATTTTTGTGTATCAAGGGGCCTTTGTTTGACTGAAGGGTTAGGTTTTGAAGAAGCAGCAGTATTGTCTTCTAAAGAACTATAAGAAGAATTTCCAACTCTTCCTTCTATTGGTGTTGGATCAGGATTATCTTCTAATTCGGGTAAAGCAGCTGCTCTATTAGCTTGTTCAGCTTTAATATTAGATATAGCTATTGGGTTAGCACCAGTTGTTTTAGCTATTTCAACTGCGGAATCATCATCTATTTCGTTTGGATCTTTATCTGAGGTATTAACACCTATAATACCGGCCTCAACGTCACGTTTTAATTTAAATTTTAATTCCTGAATTATAGTAGATAAATTAGTAGAGAAGGTTAATTCGGTTCCAGCTACAATACGTTCATTTGAATCTAAAGCTACACCTCTTCTTCTAGTTAATTTATTATCGTTTTTATCTATAGGTCTTTCTTCTTGAATTTTTAAAACATAACCTAAGTATGTTTCAACAAAATTACCAAATCGATCTTCAGGATCTACTTGTTTTTGTAAATCAAAAAATGCTTTTTCAGCTGCCTCTAATAAACCTTGGTTAGCAGCTGTAAATTTATTGTATGTATAATATCTTAATTGATTACCTTCAGCAAACAAATCTCTTAAATCTTGACCCCTAGCATCATCAAATACAACTCCGGTTGCTAAAGAAACTAATTTACCATTAAATATTATATTACCATCTTTATTTC